AGGGCCAATTTACACACAAGGTCAAAAAACGGCCCATCAGGAGAGCCATCATGCCAGCCCAGAGCATGTACGAGGTGACTCAGGACGGTACGCGACTCGAACAGCTGCGCAACCTCTCGCTCATCCTCGCGTCGCAGATAGACGCTGGAGGGGACGGCCACAGCATGGCTCAGCTCGTGCGCCAGTACCGCGAGACGTTGCGCGAGATCGCCGAGCTTGAGGACGGTGACGATGGAGCTGACGAGATTGCCGGAATCATCGCCTTCGCTACCAACGCGCGGAAGACAGCTGCCCAGTAAGCTCGTCGTCCCGAGGTACGTCACGACCGACGCCGACGCGTGCCACGCGCTCAACGCCGCAGGCGGGCTCGTCATGCTCGAATGGCAGGACGGCATCATGGACGGATGGCTCGGGAGGGACGCCCGCGGGAAGTGGTCCGCACCGACATGCGGTGGCACGCTTCCCAGACAGAACGGCAAGTCGCTCGGGCTGGTCGAGTCTCGCGCCAACTACGGGATGGTCGCGCTCGGCGAGAAGGTCCTCTACACCAGCCACCTGCAGAAGACCTCGACCGAGACGTTCGAGGACATGGCCAACTTCTTCGACACGAGGCAGTTCCGAAAGTACTTGCAGGCCATAAAGACGGCCCTTGGCCGAGAGGAAATAAGGTTCAAGAACGGCGGCCGCATCAAGTTCCTGGCACGCACGCGCAACGGCGGGCGCGGCCAGCACGGCGACCTGCTCATCTTCGACGAGGCGCTGGAGCTTGACGAGGAGTCGCAGTCGAGCTTCCTGCCTGCGATTTCCGCGAGTCCGAACCCTCAGACCATCTACATCTCGACTCCGCCAACTGCGAAGAGCATCGGCTCGATTCTTAGGAACATCCGCTCTCGCGCGCTCTCGGGAGAGTCGGAGAAGACGGCCTGGTTCGAATGGGGCGTCGACGAGATCGGGGACGTGTCCGACAAGAGCAGGTGGTACGAGACAAACCCGTCGCTAGGCGTGCTCATCCAAGAGTCGACGGTAGAGAGCGAGTTCGAGCAGATGGACGAAGACACGTTCGCTCGTGAGCGTCTCGGCTGGTGGTCTGAGGTCGACACCAAGACCATAGAGCCCGTGATTCGCAAAAGCGAGTGGGACGCATGCGCCATAGACGATCCGGTCAAGACCGATGACGTGGTGTATGCCGTCAAGTTCAGCGCCGACGGGAGCACGGGGTCCATTGCGGCCTGCCACAAGTCTGCTGACAGGTGCCCGTTCGTCTATGTCGTCGACTCGAGGCAGATGGGCCATGGCGTGGGCTGGATCATCGACAGGCTCTCTCCCGTCGCCGGTGGTGCCGCGCAGATCATCGTCGACGGCAAGTCGCACGACAAGGTCACTATCAGCAGGCTCAGGGATGCTGGCGTCCACAAGAAGGTGTTCATGGAGCCCGACATCGTCGCCGCGTGCTCGTCGCTGCTTGACGCAGTGCAGGGCCGTCGCGTTACGCACTTCGGGCAGCCGGCGCTTGACGCCTCGGCAACGCGGACCGAGAGGCGCAGGATCGGCTCTCAAGGCGGCTGGGGATTCGAGACGAACGAGGATGAGGGAGCCGACGCGTCACTCATCGAGGCCGTGGCGCTTGCCTATTGGGGCGCCATGACGACCAAGCGAAAGCCCGGAAGGAAGGCGGTGGTGAGGATATGATCACGCTATCGGGACAGATTGCCGCTGCCGAGGGCCTTAGCGGCGCCGACCGGCAGCTCGTGCGGCGCCTCGTGAGCGCGTGGCACGACCACTACGACCGGAACATGCTCAGGCACACGTACTACACCATGCACAACAGGCTCGTGGACCTCGGCATCTCAGTGCCGCCGGAGCTGCGTAACCTCAACGCGGCATGCGGATGGGGCAAGAAGTGCGTGGACGTGATGGTCGAGCACTCCATGTTCGACGGTTACACGTCGAGCGACCCGGAGGCGCAGGCGGCGCTCAGCCGGATCGTCCGCAGGAACCGCATGCGCACGCTCTACCGCAGGGCCACGACGAGCGCCCTTGAGCAGTGCTTCACGCTCTACTTCGTCTCGAAGGACGACGACGGCAAGGCGCGCGTAAGTGCCTACCCGGCCAACGTCTGCGGCGTCACGTGGGACGACGCGAACGACCGCCTCGAGGCGGCCCTGTTCGTCGTGTCAATGCGGAAGGACCGCCCGTACGGCGAGTACGCGCCCGACTGGGTGGACGTGGCCACGCCCGAGCACCTCATCCGCATCAGGCGCGACGAGGGCGGCAGCTGGCACGCCAGCTACGAGAGGCACGGCCTCGGCCATCTGCCGGTGTTCCTGTCAGCATACGAGCCGACGCTCGACCGGCCCTTCGGCACCTCCCGCATCACGCGCGAGGTGATGGGCTACATCGACAGCGCCGTGCGCGCCAACGTCAACGAGGAGATAGCCGCGGCCTTCGCCGCGTCCGCCCAGAAGTACCTCCTCGGGACCGACGGCGACCCGTTCGAGAACGTCAGCAGGTGGAGCGCCTACATCGGCAACATCTTCAACATCGACAAGGACGAGGACGGCGACGTGCCGCAGTTCGGGCAGCTCGCGCAGCCCTCGATGGAGCCGCTCAACGTGCACTGGCGCTTGCTCTGTGGCCGCATGAGCGCGGCGACCGGAATCCACGTCTCGCAGTTCGGGCTCGTGCACGACAATCCCGCGTCGGGAGACGCCATCTATCAGGAGAACGAGCCGCTCATCCTCAAGGTGAAGAACTGGAACGAGGACGCGAAGGACGTGCTCACCGACGTCGCCGTCGCATGCCTCGCCACCGAGCGCGGCACCACGTTCGACGAGGTGGACGCGCAGGACCTCGGCATCGTGGCCAACATGCCCAACCCGGCGATGCCCACGCTCGCCCAGCAGACCGACAGCTCGGTGAAGATAGCGAGCGTGGTCGACGGGTTCGCCCAGACCAAGGCCTTCTGGCTCATGAACGGCTTCACGAACGACGAGGCCGACAGCATCATGGCCCAGATCAGGGAGGCCGAGGCGGACGAGCGGACGAGGGAGGCCACCAGCGCCGCGATAGCGGCCATGTTCGGAGGTATGACCGATGAGGGAGGTACCGCGTAGCGTCCTCGACGGCTACACCGAGGCGCTCAACAGGGTCAGCAGCCAGGGGCAGGACTACCTCAGGCGGCAGCTCAGGTCCATCGACTACGGCAGGCCCATCGACGAGGTGAGGCGCGACCTCATAGGCGTCATGGAGCTGTGCTGCGGTGGCTCGTCCCAGATGGCCGCGATGCAGTCGGCCATCTTCTACGACGGACTGCGCGAGCGCGTGGTCGGCGGCGCCATGGGCGCCCACGCCCACGACGGGCGCAAGGCCATCGCAACCGAGAAGTCGGTGAAGGCGTTCATAAGCCGCCTGCTGGAGGGCGACTACGACTCCTTCGAGGAGCTCTGCTGCGAGCGCCTCGACTGGGAGGTCAAGGCCGCCGCTGGCAGGTGCACGCAGTACAACGCCGAGCGCGACCCCTTCGGCGGGGAGACGCGCTACGCCCGCGTGCCCACCGGCGAGGAGACCTGCGACTTCTGCATCATGCTCGCCAGCCGCGGCCCCGTCTACCACACCGAAGAGACGGCGGGAGCGTTTGACCACTATCACGCCCACTGTGACTGCCGCGTCGTGCCCTTCTGGGGCACCTTCGAGGTAGGCCCGTCAAGGCGTGTCAGCGCAATGGGCATCGAGGGCTACGACCCTGACGCGCTGTATGAGCAATACGTGGACCGCATGCTTGACCCGAGGTTCCGCGACCGCATGGCTCGCGCGGCAGATCGGGCGCATGGCGGTACCGGCAATGCCACAGGCCGCGACACCTCGCACCCGCAGCTCTGGGCGAAGGCCTACCGCGACGGCACCGTGACGCTCGGCTCCGTGGGCGAGGTGCAGCGCTACATCAGGGACGCCGAGAGCTACGAGGACCTGTTCGAGCGCATCAAGCTAATCAACAAGGAGCTACCGCACTACGGGCTCTCCACCAAGTACATCACGGAGCTGCAACGCGAGCTGAGCGACAAGCGCAAGGAGTTCATCAAGTAACGGTAGGTTGGCAGAGTAGACGAATGCAGCCGATTGCTAATCGGCCAGACGGCGAAACCGTCTCAGAGGTGCAAATCCTCTACCTACCGCCATTGGAGCGTAGCTCAGAGGAAGAGCAGGTGCCCGTTAAGCACTTGGCCGCTGGTTCGAATCCAGCCGCTCCAGCCATGCGTGTCTAAACCCCTACGGAGAGGGCGCGGTCTGTAAAACCGCTGCGCGTGAGCGCTCGCAAAGTTCGACTCTTTGGATATGCACCATAGCGAAAACAGGCCCTGCACAGGGCCTATTTCATATCGCAGACCCACCGAGCGTGGGAGCTGTTGCGAGAACGTCACCAGTCGTGGCGCTCTCAGTCTTTCAGCCCTGCACAGGGCAACCCAACACCAGCACCGCACGGTGCGCAAAGATGGCCCGCACGGGCCAGAGAGAAGGTGCCTCATGGCAGACAACCCCAACATTGACCCCAATGCCAGCGCTGCACAGGGCGGCGAAGGTGGTCAGGAGCCGGACTACAAGGCCCTGTACGAGCAGCTCAAGGCCGAGTCCCGCAAGTGGGAGGACCGTTCGAAGGCCAACAAGGCGAAGGCCGACAAGCTCGACGAGCTGATGGCAGGCAGCGACTCCATCGAGGAGCGCATCGCCGCCCTGGAGGCCGAGAACAAGGCCATGAGGGACGCGGAGGCCCGCCACGCGCTCGTGGCGAAGGTTGCCGCGTCGACAGGCCTCTCAGAGTCCATCGTCGCCACGCTCAGCGGCGCGGACGAGGAGGCCCTGACGACGCAGGCGCAGGCCATCGCGGACCTGAGGCCCAAGGGGGCACCAAGCGCGCCAGAGGCGGGACGGTTCCCGCGCGGCGAACAGCAACGTTCAAACGCCCAGCAGTTCGGCGACTACATCGACCAGATGCTAGGGCACTAGCAGAAAGGGGCCATCATGCCCGTCAACTACAAGGACATCTCCCGCCAGACCAGCAACGTCGCACTCCCCTCCGACGTCTCTCAGGAGATCTGGGCCAACGCCGTGAGCGAGTCCGCGTTCATGCAGCTCGGCCGCCGCATCAACATCCCCGGCACCGGCACCACAGTCCAGACCATCACCGGCGAGCCGACCGCCAACTGGGTGGCCGAGACCAACGCCAAGCCGCTCTCCGCCCACACCTTCGGCAAGCACGCCATCACGCCGTACAAGCTCGCCGTCATCGAGGCGTTCTCCAGCGAGTTCCTGCGCGACAAGGCCGCCCTCTACGACGAGTGCGTGCGCCGCCTCCCCGCCTCCCTCTCCAAGAAGTTCGACTCCACCATCACGGGCACCACCGCCCCCGGCTCGGGCTTCGACGTGCTCGGCACCGGCGTATCCAAGGTCTCCATCCTCGACGGCGCGAACACCACGACCTACAAGCAGTTCGTGGCCGCCGACGCCGCCGTCTCCGCAGCCGACGGCATCCTCAACGCCATCGCCCTCGCCCCGCAGGGCAAGAGCATCGTGCTCGGCGCCACCGACACCACGGGCCGCCCCATCTTCGTCCCCGGCCCCGAGTCCAACACCGTCGGAACCATCCTCGGCGCCAACGTCGTCGTCTCCAAGGGCGTCTACGTGGCCGGTGCGGCCACCGGCAGCGTGCCCGCCGTCGTGGGCGTCGCGGGCGACTTCTCGGGCGTCATCTGGGGCTCGGTCGAGGGCGTCAAGATGGCCGTCTCCGACCAGGCGTCGCTCGTCGACGGCAGCGGCAACACCATCAACCTCTGGCAGGACAACATGGTCGCCGTGCGCTTCGAGGTCGAGGTCGCCTTCGCCGCCATGGACAAGAGCCAGCTCGTCCTGCTCACCGGCGCCGTCCCCAGCGCCTAAGGGGGCGTGCGACATGCTGCTGACCTACAACGGCGGCACCATCGACGCCGCAGACGAGGTCTCGGCGCGCCTGCTCGCCAACGGCTGGCAGCGTGTCGAGCCAAAGGCCGACCCAGAACCCACGCAGGACCTGTCCGCGCTCACCGTCGCACGGCTCCGCGAGTTGTGCGACGAGCGCGGCATCGAGGCGCCCAAGCGCGCCACCAAGGCGCAGCTCTTGGAGCTGCTTGAGGGATAGGAGGCACGCCATGGCCTACGCGACATGCGCCGACGTCGAGGCCAGATGGCGCACGCTGACCGCCGACGAGCAGGACAAGGCTACCGTCCTGCTGGAGGACGCGTCAGTCGAGCTTTCCCGCCTCGTGCGCGTCGACATATCCGACCAGCAGCAGGCAGCGGCCCTCAGGATCGTCTGCTGCAACATGGTCATCCGCTCCATGGTGGCCAGCACGTCCGACACCTACGGCGTCGGCGAGCTGCAGGCCACCATGGGCCCGTTCGGCCAGACGGCGAAGTTCGCCAACCCGAACGGCGACCTCTACGTCACCAAGCAGGAGCGCAAGCTCCTCGGCATCCGCGGGGGCGCAGGCCGCACGCTCCGCCCGTCGATTGGTGGTGACCTCCGTGCTCAGCTTCCCGATGCCCTTTAGGCCAGTCCCCTGCTCCATCTGGCTAGCGCACGAGGGCGAGCCCGACGATTGGCACAACGTGCCGGTCGAGTACGGCGACGACCCGGACATCGAGACCGCCTGCTGCTACGCGCCGGGCACCTCGAAGCCTGAAACCAAGGACGATATTGAGGATGGCAGGCCCTACGGCACGCAGGTGGGCATGACGTTCTACCTGCCCAAGACGGTAGACGCTGACCTGAGGGGTGCCCTCATAGCCTGCTACCCGCCGGACGACTCCGCGCTGAGCGGCAGGCAGTTCAAGGTGGTCGGCGAGCCCTACAGCTACCCGCGCGCCAACACGCCCGGCGACTACAGCTGGTGCGTCGAGGGGGTGGCCTACCGTGGCTAGTGGAAACCACTTCAAGCCGAGTCCGGCGGGATACCGGCAGGTGATGCTGGGCGCCGACGCCCGCAGCGCCTGCGAGAGGGCCGCCGTCATGCTCGCCGCGTCTGCGGCGCTCCAGAGCGGCATCGAGTACGGCATCGACTCCATGGCGGGACTCAACCGCATCCACACGCGCGTGTCCACGCAGACGCGGGACGACTACTACCGCGAGCGGCACTACCACGCGCTCTCCATCGCCTGCTCTGCAGCCGGTGGAAACGTCAGCACGTCACGCAGTAGAGGCAGGAGGCGATAGCCCATGGACACAACCAAGCTCGTGCTCGACGTCCTCTCGGACGCGCTGGCCGTGCCCGTCTCGACCGACATGCCCGCGACCCGCGACCACGTGACGCCGTCGCGCTACGTGCTCGTCGACCTGTCGGGCGGCCAGTCGGACGGCTTCATCCTCCGTCCGCGCTACGACCTGACCTGCTGGGGGACCACGGACAGGGACGCGCACGGCATCGCCATATCGGCTGTGCAGGCCCTGCAGGACGCCGCGCTCGACCACCCGTACCTCAGCGCCTGCCAGCTGGAGACGCTGAGCCGCGAGGAGTGGTCACGGAACGGACAGGGACGCTATCTGGCGATAGTCGACCTCGTGATAAACACCGACGAATAAGGAGGCAGCATGGCTGCTAACAACAAGGCGAACGTCAGCACCGTTCGCGCCGTGAAGGGCGGGTATGCGTTCTCCGCCCCCGTGGGCACCGCAGGCGCCCCGACCAAGACCGCCTACCACGCCAGCGACTGGCTGACGAACGGAAACCCGCCCACCGGCTGGGAGTGCCTCGGCTACATCGTCGAGGACGGCTTCACCGAGAACCCGAACCGCGATTCGGGCGACGCCATCCGCGACGTGAACCTCGAGAAGCTTGACGAGACCGAAGGCACCGCCGACGAGGCCATCACCGTGGGTTTCCGAGAGGTCAAGAAGCACGTCCTCGGCACCGCCTACGGCCACGGCAACGTGACCGACGAGGACGGCACCATCGAGGTCAAGCACAACTGGGGCAACGCGGACGAGCACTACCAGTACGTGTTCCTGCTGCTGCTCAAGGACGACCGCGCCTGGACCAAGTACATCCCCGACGGCAAGGTGACCGACATCGCGGAGCGCACGTTCAACAAGACGACCGCCGCCAACACCGAGGTCACCATCTCGTACAACGACGACGAGAGCGGCACCGGCTGCTACGACTGGATCGACTCCACCGAGACGACCTAAGCCTAGCGCTGCCGCGACGAGGACCGCAACCGGCGCCCCGGGCATCGCTGCACCGGGGCGCCATCTCAGGGAAGGAAGCCAATGCGCACCATCGAGTTCCAGGGGCACGAGATCGCATACGACGAGCGCTGCCTCAAGTCGTACAAGTGGCAGAAGGCCATGAACAGCGGCGACCCCGCACGCAGCACGCGCGCCGTCGAACAGCTCTTCGCGGGCCGCGACGAGGAGTACGCGGACCTCATCAGCGGCAACGAGGACCCCGACGACCTCGACACCTCCATGGACGTGATGGCCGACCTGCTCGCCGCCGTGCTTGAGGACATGGGGCAGCTGGCAAAAAACTAGCCTTCCTTGCCTACGCCGCGGCGCGCTACCCAGACGAGCTTCTGGCTGACCTCATGCAGTACTACCACGTCAACGTGTGGGAGATGGGCCTCGACTCCGACGTCGACTGCACGACGGCGGAGGTGCGCCTGTGCTCGGTGCTCGCATGGCAGCTCCCGCCCGACTCCAGGGTGCGGCGCGCCATGTCGCCTGCCGCTGCGTACGACGCGAGCGCGCTGCTCCTGCGCCAGATCGAGTACGACGTGCGCCACCTCCACTGGTCGCTCGGCGAGGACGCGAGGCGCAAGGCCAACGAGCCCGAGCCGCTGACGCTGCGGGGCGAGGAGGCCGAGCACCGGCGCGCCGAGGAGCGGGCAGACATGGCGGCCGCGGAGCTGGCAAGGACCTTCGGACTGAACATCTAGGGGGTGACAACCCTTGGCCGAGGTAGGAACCTACTACATCACCATCATGCCCGAGATGTCCTCGTTCACCGGCGAGGTGAGCAAGGCGCTCAAGGGCACCGGCAAGTCGGGCGGTAAGGCGTACGGCACCTCCTTCGTCGACATCGTGAAGGGCAGCGCCATCGGCACGGCCCTCGGGGGCCTCGCCCAGAAGGCGGGAGGCGCCATCGCCAGCGGCTTCAGCACCGGCGTCGGCCGCCTCGACACCATCAAGAACTACCCAAAGGTCATGGAGTCGCTCGGCTACACGACCGAGGACGCTGACCGGTCCATCCAGACCATCATGGGGCACCTCGACGGCCTGCCCACGGCCACGCAGGACATGGTGACGCTCACGCAGTCCATCTCAGACTCGACGGGCGACCTCGACCTCGCAACCGCCGCGGCCCTCGGCTTCAACGACATGATGCTCGCCAACGGCGCCAGCGCCGCCGAGGTCGCCACAGCCCAGGGCGTGCTCAACCGCGTGCTCGGCAAGGGCAGCGCGACGGCGGCCCAGTGGCAGTCGCTCACGTCGGTCATGCCCGCGCAGCTCGGCATGGTGGCCAAGAGCATGCTGGGCGCCGAGGCCTCGACCGAGGACCTGCACACGGCGCTGGAGGACGGCACCGTGAGCTGGCAGGACTTCCTGCAGGCCATCGCCGACCTCGACAAGAACGGCTACATCGACGAGTCGGGCAAGAAGCTCGCGTCCTTCGAGGAGCAGGCCCGCGCCAACAGCCACGGCATCGGGACCGCCATCGACAACATCAGGAACCGCATCGGCGCGGGCTGGGCGCAGATACTCGACAAGGTGGGCCAGGAGGAGATTTCCGGCACCATCGACAAGATGAGCTACGGGGTCAAGAACGCCATGTACCGCGTGGCCGACGCCGTGGGTTACATCAAGGACAGGATCGGCGAGACCAAGATCGGCGAGAACCTCAAGAAGATATTCGACGGCATCAGCACTGCCATCAGCAACATCGACACGGACGAGCTGAAGGGCATCGCCGACACGCTCATCGGCATGGTCGACGGCGCCCTGCAGTGGATAGCCGACAACGGCGAGCTGGTGAGCACGCTGCTCGCGGGCATCGGCGGCGCCCTGTTCTCCATCGGCACGTTCACCGCCATGATCGACCTCGCCACGATGCTCGGCCTGCTTGAGGGCACGCCCGGCATCCTCGCCACCGTCTGGGCGGCCCTGTCCGCCAACCCGTTCATGGTGATCGTGGCGGCGATAGGCGCCGTGGTCACCGCGCTCGGCTACTTCTTCACGCAGACGGAGACCGGCAAGGCCATCGTCAAGGGCTTCTGCGACTTCTGCAAGCGGCTCTGGAGCGGCCTCACGAGCGACTTCACAAAGATGGTCGACCAGATAAAGCAGAACCTCGAGGACAACAAGGTCCAGTGGGAGGTCTTCAAGGGCAACGTCAAGGCCGTCGTGGACTCCATCATCGGCTTCTTCCTGAACCTCAAGACGGACTTCGACAACACAATGGCCGCCATACGGCAGCGCCTCGACGACACCTCGCTCGTCTGGGACAACTTCAAGCAGAAGGTAGCCACGGCCGTCGAGAACCTCAGGACCACCGTCGTCGAGAAGGTCGAGGCCATCAAGACGAAGGTCCACGACATCGCCGAGGGCATCAGGACGACCGTCCACGACAAGTTCACGGACGCCAAGGACACGGTCCTCGGGATATTCGACGGCATCCGCGAGGGGATACGCGAGAAGCTCGACGCGGCATGGCAGACCGTGCGCGACATCGTGGACAGCATCAAGGGCCTGTTCGACTTCAGCTGGTCGCTCCCGGCGCCTCAGCTCCCGCACATCACGTGGGACTGGCTGGACGTCGGCGGCATCGTGAGCATCCCGACCTTCGGCATCGACTGGTACGCCAGGGGCGGCGTCTTCGACTCGGCTGCCGTCATCGGCATCGGCGAGGGCGGGCGCGAGGCGGCCCTGCCGCTCAACGCGCGCACCTACGGCGAGATAGCGCGCGGCATCGCGGGCGAGCTCGGCGCGGGCGTCACCGTGAGCGGCAACACCTTCGTGATCCGCGAGGAGGCGGACATCGACCGCATCGCCGATGCGCTCGACCGCAAGATTCGGCGCGAGAGGATGGCGATGGCATGAGCAGGACCGTTGTGACGTTCGACGGCCACCGGCTGACCGACGACTACCACGTCTCGAACCTGCGCACGTCGCTCCTGCCGCGCTCCATAGCCACGCAGGTCGTGGGCGGCAGGGACGGAACGCTGCTCACAGGCTCGCGTCTCGACCAGAGGACCGTCGCGCTCACGCTCACGGCGATGTCCAAGAGCGCGGCGGGGAGGCAGAGTGCGGCGCGCGCCCTCGCCGCCATCCTCGCCGTGGACGAGCCGAGGCCGCTGTCGCTGAGCATCGACGGCGGGCTGAGCTGGATGGCGATGCCGCGCTCGCCCGAGGACATAGCGCTTTGGTTTAACGCAGCAAGCTTCGAGGTCATCTTCGAGTGCGTCGACCCCGTGGCCTATGGGGCCGAGCGAACCGTCACCGTGGCGAGCGGCTCGTCGGCGAGCTTCTCCGTGGGCGGCACCTACCCGGCGTCGCCCGTCATAAGCGTGGCGAGCGCGCGGAACCCGAGCGGCGGCACGTGGCGCCTCGCCCTCGACGACGGCTCCTACGTCGCGGTCGACCTTCCGAGCGCGAAGGCGCTGAGCATCGACTGCGCGGCCCGCACGCTCACGGTGGGCGGCACCGTGACCATGCTGCAGCCCGAGGCCGACTGGCTGGCGCTCGAGCCCGGCACGCGCACGCTGACCATGACCGGCAGCGGCACCGCGACGGTCACCTACAGGGAGAGATGGCTATGAGGGTAGACCAGCTGGTGCGCATCATCGTCCACGACCACGCGGACGCCTTCGTCCGCGACCTCGATCCCGCGCAGGTCGCCTCGGCCGTATTGGTCGAGGAGGTCAACGGAGAGAACAGCCTCACCGTCACCACCGCCCAGGAGCTGGGCAAGGGCGACCGCCTCATCGTGCGCGACGGCATGGGCACATGGCACGAGTACGTGGTGCTGGGCGTCGAGAGCAGGCACGCGGAGGGCGGGCTCGTCCTCCACGAGCACTACTGCGTCTGGTCGCTCATGCACGACCTGAGCGCCACCTACGTCGACGACCAGTTCGGCTGCGGCATCGTGCCCGGCCACGCGTCGGTCCCGCAGCCTGCCCGCAGGGCGCTCGAATGCGCGCTCGAAGGCACCGGCCGCTGGGCCATCGGCACCATAACCGTGACTGCCCAGTCGAGCGCAAGCTTCTACCGGCGGTCCGGCTGGGACGCGATGAAGACCGTTCTGGAGCGCTGGGGCGGCGAGCTGCGGGCCACGATCACCGTGAGCACCACCGGCGTGGTGGGCCGCGCGGTCGACCTGCTGGAGCACGTGGGCGCCTCGACGGCCACGCGCCGCTTCGACTACGGCGCCGACCTGACGGGCATAAAGCGCACGCTCGCCGACGAGGTCTGGCCCTGCCGCATCGTGCCGCTGGGTAAGTCCAGCGAGACCGAGGCGGGCGGCTACACGCGCAGGCCCGGCATCGCCGACGTCAACGGCGGCGTCCCGTGGCTGCAGGACGACTCCATGGTCGCGGCGACCCGGCTGCCCGACGGCTCGGGCGGATGGGAGTACCCGACCAGCATCGTCACCAACGACACCTACGAGGACCCCGCGGACCTCAAGGCGTGGGCGCTTGAGCACATCGGCGACTACACCACGCCCACGGTGACCTACGAGGCGTCGGTGGCCCAGTTCGCCGAGGCGGGCCTCGACCCGCACGGCGTGGCGCTGGGCGACGAGGTGGCCATCGTGGACCGCACCTTCGGCGAGGGGGGGCTGCGGCTCATGGCGCGCGTGACCAAGATCAGGCGCGACCTGTGCGACCCGGCCAAGGCTGAGCTGACCATCGGCAACGCGGACACCTCGCTTGCGGCGCAACTGGGCGACATAAGCCGCACGCTCGCTGAGCTGGGCTCGCAGGTGGCCAGCGGCTCGGAGTACCAGAGCAGCAGCGCCTACCTCGACGCGCTGGTCGGCAGGCTCAACGACGAGATAAACGCGACCGGCGGCTACTGGTACATCGTGCCCGGCTACGGCACGCGAACCTACGACACGCCCGTCAGCGACCCCGCCGTCGGCGCCGAGGCGTCGCAGGTGGTCGAGGTCAGGGGCGGCACCATCCGCATCGCCAACAGCCGGGACCAAGCGGGCAACTGGGAGTGGCGCACGGTCATCGTGAGCGGCGAGCTGATAGCCGACAACGTGCGGGCGCTCAACGTCAACGCGGGCTACATCAGCAGCTACGACGGTGCCAGCTACTGGGACCTCGACACGGGGGTCTTCGAGCGGAACCTCACGATGGAGCTGAAGTGGTCGGACACCGGCTTCTCGGTGAGCGGCGGCTCGCAGGCGAGCGGCGGGACCGGCACCGCGCTGACGTCCGGAGAGCGGTACCTCATCTGCTTCGACGTCGCGTCCGGCACGGACACGAGCGGCCTCAAGCTGTGGCTCGGCGCAAGGTCGAACCTCATCAGCACCACGCATTCGAGGGCGCTGCTCGGCAGGGACGACGGGACCACGGCGCGCTACTCGGCATGGACCGTCAACGACAACACCGAGGCTGAGTCCGCCCACTCGTTCAGCATCCTCGCAAGCAACGACTCGGGCCACGGCACGGTGACGTTCACGAACATGAGGGTCTACGAGTTCCCGACGACCGGCAACGGCGCGATAGACTTCCGCACGGCGTCGAGCGACGGGACCGACGAGCTGAAGGCGTACCTCACGGCAGGCTCGCTCGGCGTGACCGACCACAGCAACAGGACGGAGCTGGTGCCTGGCCAGCTGCTGCTGGCATCGGTCGAGGGCGTCACGACGGAGGTGGCCCTGACGCCGCAGGACAGCGCCACGCGCCGGATGATCATCCGCTACGACCCGGCGAACACCCAGCTCACCATCGGCTCGGAGTACGGCAACACCGCAGGGCGCCTGCGCCTGACCGGCGACCAGTGGATGCTCAACGGCCCGCTCAGGGCATACAACTTCGCTGACACCATCACGGACGCGTCCACGCTGTTCTCGCGGACGTACGCGACCATATCGAGCTGCAGCCTCAGCATCTGGGGCGCCTTCTGCACCCTCACCGTGTCGTTCAGATTCGCCAGCGCCATAACGCTCACGAACGGCTGGTGGAAGGCCAGCGCGTCGGTGAACGGCTCGGTAGCCGAGCTCAACTACGGATACCGGCCTAGGCACGGGGTGAACATCCACGGCGAGAGGACCACGAACGGGCTCATCCTCAGCGGCGGCATATCCACGAACGGCGACATCAGCATACACGTCATCGGCGGCCCGCCGACGGTGACGAGCATAGCCGCGGGCACCACCCTGTCGGTGTCGGCCACGTACATGCTCTAGAGGGGAGGCAACCACATGATCTCATGGACCACGCCCATCATCCCGGTCCACGTGCGCAACGCGGACCTCGTGAGTACCGGCTGCCACGTCCGGGTGACAATCGCGCAGCAGGGCTGCCGCAGCGTCACGGTCGAGGACCCGCCCATGTCCTACGACGCCGAGACGGGCACGACCACGCTGCTCGTGGGCCTCACGCAGGAGCAGAGCGGCATGCTGCGGCCCGGCCCCGCCCGGGTGCAGGTCAACGCATTGGACTGGATGGGCTGGCGCCCGGCCAGCGACCAGGCGACAACGTACATAGGGAGCAACCTACTGAGGGAGGCACTACATGGCTGACGTCACAGTCGAGCTGGGCAACGCCTACATCGGCAGCGCCTACAGCCCCGTGGTCGTAATCTCCGACACCGCCGAGGGGCACACCGTGAGCATCACGAGCGCGGACCCGGAGGCGCAGGGCCAGCTCGTCACACAGAGCTATACCGTGCCCGACTGGTCCGACGAGGAGGCCGAGCGCGAGGCGCAGGAGGCGGCGCGCCAGGCGGCCGAGAGCGCGCGCGAGGCCGCCGAGGACGAGCGCGCCGAGGCCGAGCAGGCCCGCGCGGCAGCCGAGTCCGGGCGTGCCAATGCCGAGGCGGAGCGCCGCGGCTACGAGCAGGCCCGCCGCGCGGACGAGAGCGCGCGCGTCGCAGCCGAGCAGGCGCGGCAGGCCGCCGAGTCCGCGAGGGCGGGGGCCGAGTCCGTTCGCCAGAGCGCGGAGCAGTCCCGCAGCGCCAGCGAGGTCGAGCGGCGTCAGGCGGAGCACGAGCGCCGCGTGGCCGAGGAGCTGCGCGCACAGGCCGAGGACGCCCGCCAGAGCGCCGAGGAGGCCCGCGAGGCCGCCGAGCAGACGCGGCAGGCCGACACTGCGGCGGCCATCGCACGGGCCGATGCGGCCACGGCGGCGGCGGGTGCCGCGACCACGGCCGCGCAGGCGGCGACCACGGCTGCCGACACGGCCGCGCAGGGCGCCGACGAGGCCGCGGAGCGCGCCGACACGGCACGCGAGGCCATCGACTCGCACCTGCGCTGGGCCGACGGCAACGTGCCGGTGGGCCACCTGCCCGAGGGCGGCATGCTGCAGGCGGACGACGCCTACGCCACGCTTCCCATTGGCGCCACCGCCTACGGCGCATCCACGCAGGACGGCACGCCAGCGCCCGACGCCCCGGTGCCCATCGCCAGCGTGACGGACCTGTCGCTCATGCTCACCGGGCGGAACCTGCTCGATACGGAGCGATGGGTCTACGTCGAAGAGGACACCAAGACCGTAAACGGAGTGACCATCACGCGCGAGGAGGACGGCTGGTTCCGCGTCAGCGGCGCACGCGACACGACAGGCCAGTTCTCGATAACCATGTGGGGGTCCGGCGCCTATGAGCCAAAGATGCAGTGGATGGGCCTGCATCCCGGCGATGACATCTACGTCACCGTCGAGACCGAGGGCACGCCCTTCGTGGATGGTGGCGGCAGCAGCAGCGCAGCAAACGGCACATGTATCACGCTCTATGGCTCTACCTCGTCGGTCTCCAGGCGTTACTGCGGCGGCTTTGCCGACGAGGGCGCATGGACGATCCCGGCAAGCACCAACTACCTCAGCCGTATCGTCTACTACAACGGCGCGAACGTGCCCGTGGGCACCGAAGTAAACGGTCGCTTCCGCCTGACGATCGTGCGCGGCACCGAGGCGCCTGCGGCCTACATCCCGTACGAGGGCTCCACGCTGCCCATCGACCTGCAGGGCCACGAGCTGCGGAGCCTGCCCGACGGCACGCGCGACGAGCTGGCCGTGGACGCTCTGGGGCACGTGACGCTCACGCAGCGGGTTGGATTCAAAGAGCTGGTCAGCTCGGACGTTTGGCAGGTCCAAAACTCCGGCACAGCGAGCTGGTACTACGAGGTGCGGTACGCAAGCGACACGAACGGCGTTCAGACCACGGACCTGCTGTCGAACAGGTACGTCGGGGCGGCCATCACAAACACGGGCACAGACAAGGGCATATGGCTGGTGGTCTCAGGTGCCGGGCTGTACTTCCGCATCAGGGAGGATGCCGAGAAGTCGCTGGCCGACTTCAAGACGTGGCTCGACTCCAACCCCGTCACGGTCATCTACCCCCTCGCCACCCCCGTCAGCCACGACCTCGGCACTGTTACCCTGCCCACACTCCCCAGCCCGGACCTGACCGCGTGGCCCGCCACGGACGTGCCCACGACCATGGCGCTCGACTACGAGCGTGACATCCAGACGGCACTCACCGAGGCGCGCGACGAGGCCATGGCCGCCATCGCCGACCCGGACGGCCCGACCGCGACGGCCAACCACGCGGCGGGCACGTACCTGACCATGGGCGGGCGCCTGTACAAGGTCACCACGGCCATCGCCACCGGCGAGGCCATCGTCCCCGGCACCAACGTCACGGCCACGACGGTCATGGCGGAAGTTTTGGCACTCACGCAGTAAGGAGCAACCATGGAAGCACCGACCATCTACCTCGTCACCGACATGCGCACCGTCCCCGACTCCGCGACCGGCGGCTACGCCTGCCTCACGAACACCACCCAGCACCAGTCCCGCGACGGCGCCGAGGAGCGCTACCACACCGCCCTCGCCGCCGCGGCCCGCAATGCGCAGTACCCGCTCACGGGCGCCATCATGATGACCAACGAGGGCTTCGTGCTGGCGTCGCAGGTCTACGAGCACGAAGTCCAGCCCGAGCCCGAGCCCACCGAGGGCGAGTAGATCGTGGGCGTGAAGGTCGACGTCCTCACGCTCGCAGTCACGACGCTGGTCACCGGAGCGGTCGGCTGGCTGGTCAAGGCGGTGCTCGACGCCCTGCGCGGCTACATCGCGCAGAGCGCCGAGTGGCGCTCGAAGATGGACGTCAAGATGGACGAGCAGGACGCCACGATCAGGGCCGTGCTCGAGGCGCAGTGCACGCAGATGCGGAGTGACATCACGCACAAGGTCCACCGCTACATGGACGACCTGCGCGCCGCGAGCACCGAGGAGAAGCAGAGCCTGTGGGCCGAGTACGAGGTCTACTGCGTCATCTGCGCGAAGTACGGCATCGAGAACCACTTCGTCGAGCAGCTGGTCCGTCAGGTGATGGAGCTGCCCGACCGCAGCGAGTAGGGAGGCACCGACATGACCAAGGACTTCTGGCGCGCGGCGGGCATCCGCGCGCTGCGCACCATGGCGCAGACGGCGGTGGCCATGCTCCCCGCCGCCGCGACCATCACCGACGTGGACTGGCTCACCGTGGCGGGCACCGCGGCCCTCGCGGGCGTCTGCTCGGTGCTGACCAGCATCGCCACCGGGCTGCCCGAGCTGGAGGCGTAGCGATGGACCTGACCACGCGCGAGCGCATCGCGCAGGTGGCGGAGCACTTCGCCGCGCACGACGCCCATGGCTACAGCCAGCCGAACCGCGGCACGGGCGGCACCGAGACGGTCAAGCTGAGCGACGGAAGCAAGGTCACCGTCACCAACAGCGACGTGGACTGCTCGGAGATGGTCCGGCAGTGCGTCAACGCCGCGCTGACGGGCAGGCACACCGGGCCGATCCAGTACATGTGGACCGGCAACGAGGACGAGGAGCTTCTCGCGCAGGGCTTCACGCGCATGGCCTACAGCGCCAGCAAGGCCCAGCGCGGAGACGTGCTCTGGCGCTCGGGCCACACAGGCGTCGCCCTGGGCGGCGGCAGGCAGGCCGAGGCGGCAATCGACGAGAACGGCGGCATCACAGGACCGAGACGCGGCGACCAGACGGGCCGCGAGGTGGCCGTCAACGCGCTCTCCGGCGGCTGGACGCGCATCTACCGCGCGCCCGGCGGCTCGGCGGACGTAGCGCCCTCGCCCGTCGCGTGCACCTACCGCGTGACCGTCACGACCGAGACCAACGTCCGCAGCGCGCCGAGCATGAGCGCATCGGTGACCGGACAGCTCCCGCCGGGCTACCGGCTCACGTGCGACGGATGGCTGCAGGCCGAGGGCCGCTACTGGGCGACCTACGTGGCCGACAGCGGCAGGCGGCGCTACGTCTCGCTGGGCACGGCGCACAGCTGGGTGGTGGTCGCATGACCGGCCCCACGCCGAGGGTGCCGCGCAGGCGCCCGAGCACCGAGGCGGTGGTGCTGGCCACGCTGCTGCTGGGCAGCGTCCTGTCGGCGATATGGTGCTTCCTGTACCTGTAGGCAAAGCGACTCAGGGCCCCTTCCCGCCGTCGCGGGAGGGGGCCATTTTTGCGTCCCAGCTGCGTCCCAAATGGGCGCAAACCCGGGCACTCGGGGCACCATGGGCACGCAAAACCGCACGTAGACGGCCTGTCGGGCACGTTGGGCACCATGTTTGCGAAGTGGGCCGATAAGCCGGGAATGCCATCTACCTGCGGAAACGCGTCAACTGCGTCCCAATTCGTCCCATTCGGCCCACTCCCAGCCCGCGTCGAAGGGGTTGGCGGCGTAGGCGTCGGCCATCACCTCGCAGTACACGTCGACCTGCGGGCGGTCGTAGAACTGCCCCGTGGTGCCCTTGAGCCGGTGCCCCATCATCGGCTCGATGAAGTGGGGGGCGACGCGCAGCTCCCAGCGCATCCACGTCTGCCACGAGTTGCGGAGGTTGCGAAACGGGTGCC